CGGCGAACGCCCTGAAGTCCCCACCCTGGGACGGCTGAGCGTTCAACATAACGACAACTTTGTCTGGTTCAACATCATGCGACAGCATAATGGTCAGAACACAAACTTCGTCTCCGTACGACGCCATACACCGTCCGCAGCTGCTGCAACGGTCCCTATCAGCCCAGTCGAAGGAGTGGCCGTCATGGCTAAGAAGTCTAAGGCCTATGGCCCCAATTGTGTTAAAGCCGCTTTGCGCGAATGCAAGTTCACCATTGACACAGAAGAAGCTATGCTTCTCTCTGAGTTCGTACAATCGGAGATTATGACCGAAACTCCGGTGAATTACGTCCTACCCACCCGCGAAGGTGAATATGTTAATGATGAGCCTGTCAACCCCGCTTTGCGCCGCGCTGGCCCCTCTGTCGCAGGAATCAACCCTGCCTCCATGCCCGCAGTTACTGCAACGTCGCTGCAGCGCGCCTACGAGGACAGAGTCTTGCCCTTCGTCAATCAAATGGAGCCGACTCATACTACGTTGACCAGGCTGACAGAGTTCGTTAGTTTCATAGTGCCCGATTCAGACGTGGGCAAATTGGAACCACTTGATCGCGATGCACTGGTGGAGCATCTCGGTACTACCGCAATGAAGAAGCGGCGTATCGAACGCAACGCCATCGAACTGAATGATAGGGACAAATATCATCTTATCCGCGCTTTCCCCAAGAGAGAACGTGCCGAGAATTCTGGTCAAGAAGAGAAACCTAGCAGGTTGATTTTCCCATTCCACCAGGAATTTCTCGAAGCCTTTTCAAGGTACACTATACCTCTCAAGATTTACCTTGCCAATAAGAACACTGGCCCCACCTCTCCCATGAGGTGGTTCATGCCTGGCAAGAATCCCACGGAAATGGCGGAGACAGTCAAGCACCTCCATGGTGCGATGGCGGCTGGCTTAAAACTAGATGAAGAGGATTTCAGTAAGATGGATGCCACTTTCCCCAGCTATATGCTGGACATTAGTACCTTGCACATGAAACTACTATTCCCGAAATCTGAACATGAGGAGATCGACAAACTTGCCGAGTTCCTCAAACAGGTTCCGGTATGCGTGGCGATTGGCGAGGAGTTTGCTAGTGTATCGGCGATTGGCTTGACGATCA